GGCGGCCAGATCGACGAGCAAGTAGGCTTTTCAAAGAAAGTCAAGCCTCGTGATCTACAAACGGTTAATGTCATTGTTGACTACAAGGACAAGAAAGTAGTAAAATGCGTTATTGAGGGAAAAGTTCAGGACACTGACTTTGAAAAACTCAATGCGTATTATAAGGAAGTGTATCCTAGTCTAATTGAGACTATGGAACGTGTACAAAAATCTGAACCAGAGAACAAAGAATGAGAATATTAGAGTTATTGGGAGAAAAGATAGCTAAGTCATCTATATTTGAGATGGCGTTTGATAGAAAAGATGTTGAATCTAAAATCACATCTTTATCTGAGCCCATAACAGAACATTTGATTAAAGTATTAAAATGGGAAGATGACATCAATAAGCAGAAACATCTAAGAGATATCGACGGCTGGTTATTCAAGGTTCAACGGTTGAATCTAAGAAAAAATAGAAAGCCAACCAGCCACGAATATTTTGAGTGGTTGTTCTCTGACGTAGTTCAAGATGAAATTACCCTAAATCGATGGATTAAAGGAATGCATCAGTATTCAACTCTCCCGGTTAACAGAGAAGATCAAGAAGTATTCGACATCATAAAGGCAATTTACTATAAAGTAAGTTTTGATTTAGAAACAAATTCGTTTGATACAATAACGGATTATTATAATTTTTGAAAGTGTAGAATGAATAATATAATCTTAGTGGATGCCGACGGCGTATTATTGAACTGGGAATTCGCATTTGATACGTGGATGAACGAGCATGGTCACAGAAAACAGCCAGGCACACAGTTCAAATATGATATCGGTAAACGCTATTGCATCGACGGTGATACCGCCGTGAAACTCATCAAAACATTTAACGAGAGTGCCGCTATCGGCTTCCTACCTCCTCTACGTGATGCTATTCACTATGTTCGTAAGCTACATGAGGAGCATGGTTATGTGTTTCATTGTATTACCTCCTTAAGTCTTGATCGTAACGCTCAGCGCCTGCGCAAGATGAATTTAGAGAAGTTATTCGGTGAAACAGTATTCGAAGAAATCATTTGCTTAGACACCGGCGCCGATAAAGACGAAGCCTTACTACCATACAAAGATAGTGAGTGCTGGTGGGTGGAAGATAAGATCACCAACGCGGAAGTCGGCAAGAACCTAGGCTTACGCTCAATCTTAGTTGAACACGGGCACAATATGGAATACAGTGGTGATATCCCGCTAGTGAAAAACTGGCGAGAAATCTATGAACTGATTACGGGTCAATAAAGTAAGGGAGCTTAATGCTCCCTTCTTTTTACTTGCTGTACGTTTTCAGTACGTGTTCGATGATAGAGTGACGCTGTACATCACGAGCATCAAATTTACAGAACTCCATGCCCGGGATAGGGCACTTACGAACTCTCTCTTCAAGGTCAATTAGGCCATTGTCCTTGGTCTTGCGGTCACCCTGCTCAACGTCACCTGTAATGACTACCTTGCTACCTACACCAATACGTGTTAGTAGCATCTTCATCTGTGAGGGTGTAGCATTCTGCATCTCATCCGAGATGATCCATGCATGCTTAAAGGTACGCCCTCTCATGAACGCTAACGGTGCGATTTCTATGATTTGTTCGGCAATCATGTGCTCGATTTCTTTGACGTTATAGAATTCCCGTAAGACGTCCAAGAGTGGGCGTGTCCATGGCTCCATCTTCTGGTTCAAGTCACCAGGTAGGAAACCGTGTTTCTCATCATCAACACCCACCGCTGGTCGAGTTAAGACAATGCGCTCACACTCTTTATTGCGATAGGCTTGAATAGCGGCAAGCATAGCTAAGTATGTCTTACCTGTTCCAGCTGGGCCACTGACTGCTACAACGTCTGTATTACGATCCGTGAGGGCCAGGATATAATCTTCTTGGTTGATAGTTTTGGGTACCAGATTGACTGGTTTTCGTTGTTTCTGCGGGTTAAAGTTTATCGTATTTGACTCTTCTACATATTGATTTCGTGTCTGGCTGCGTGATGGATAATATTCTTGTTCTTTGCGCTTGGCGCCACTTGATTTTCTTGACAACTTTAACTCCCTTATGTTAGTTGTGTGGTTCATTGAGACCTCCTCTAGAACACGCAATTATTTACAGCCGCCATCTATGTGAAACACACACTCTCATAAAGCTGAAAGAAAGCATAAATATTAGGCTGTACTCAAAACGCAATGGCATCTAAAACAGACAGAAGCCTGTCGGCCAATGATAAATACAAGACTATGACAAAGAAAACAACATTCTTGGACACTCCTGAGTGGACAGCAATCACCAAAAACATCAAGGGCATCATGACCTCAGATGGCACCATGGCCACCCTGATGGACTATGAGCGTGTCCTAGATGATGCCAATATATACGCATATAAAAACTGGAAGCTAGGCGAACTAGTTGACGGCCCTGAAGTAGGTCGCTATTCAGTCAGTGCTACATTTATGTGGCCAGAAGGCTTGATGCCTGACCCACGTGCGGGCAAGCGTTTGCTAACCTTAGGTTGCGAAGTCAAGTTCAAAAAGACTAAAATCAAGATGCCTATCAAGATTGAAGACCAAGATGACTATCAACCAGGCACACACTATCCTAAGATGGTAGATCGTTCTATCTGGTTAGTCAACATCATTATGCCTAAAGACCTAATGAACGACATTCGTGAGGGCAGTGTTGATATCGCTGACCAGAGTATTGACCTCGAGGACTTAGATGACGCATACGCTAAGGACTATGATGAAGCAGATGTCAAAGAACAAGAAGGCGGCGGCTCAGGCATGGATATGGGCATGGGCGGCGGCCTACCACCTCCAGCATCTGGCGGCCTACCAATGTAAGGAACTACTATGAAGCAGTTGAATGAAAGTTTAAATCATCAAGACATGGTAGGTCATGTATATCCAGCAGTCAACATTGACAGATACAAGAGTGCTATCGGCACAGACGACGATATTATTACTATTGACTTTGCTACTAAGGGCAAGATGCAAGCAGATGACTTATGTGAGTGGTTCGAGAGTGGCTACGATTGGGTTATTGACGCTGACACCAGTACGGGCGAAGTAAAGAAGAATCGCTACTTAGTATTCGTTGAAATCAATCGCCGTCAAAAATCACCAGAACAAATCATTGAAATGATTGAAGACCTAGAAACTCTTACATCATTCAAACTAGAGGACTGGACAATCAAAGTAAAAGATCAACAAGTCGAACCTACTGCTGACGCTATCAGAGCGGCATTAGAAACAAGTCCACATGAATATCGTGAAGCACACCCTGATGACTCAGGTGAAGAAGCTCTTAACGAGTGGAAACAAATCGCAGGTGTAGCAATGACAACGCCTCAACAAACACAAGACGCCCACATCTTAGCTATCAAGCGTCAAGCAGGATTAATTTAAGGAATAACAATGGCAACTCTACTACCACAAAAATCAGACGAGATTCAACCACTAGCTAAGTGCGATGAAACATGGGCACAACTAGCCGCTGACAAATCAGTTGATGCTATCCCACAAGGCAGTAAGTTCGGTCAAGCACCAGCTACCGGTCGTGATACATATAGTGCTCAGCAAGACCAGAGCAAACTAATTCAAAGTAGTGGCGGTGCTATGCAAGAAGGCGCTAAAGTCTTAGTAAAAACCAATGACAAGTTTGGTGAATTCATCAATAGTAAATGGCGCCCAATGATGGCGTTCATTTATATGACTACCTGTTTCTGTGACTTTGTACTATTCCCTATCTTGTGGAGTATCTTACAAGCCTTACACGGTGGTCAAGTCACATCACAGTGGATGCCGCTAACCCTACAAGGTGCTGGTCTCTATCACATCGCTATGGGCGCTGTACTTGGTGTAGCCGCATACGGTCGCTCACAAGAGAAAATTTCAGGTAAGGCATAATTATGAAAATCAATGAAATCGTAACAGAAGGTAAAACAGGTCCAGGCTTATGGGCCAACATTCACGCTAAGCGTAACAGAATCAAATCTGGCAGTGGCGAGAAGATGCGTAAGCCTGGTAGCAAAGGTGCGCCTACTGCTAAGAATTTCAAAGATGCCGCAAATGAAGGCGTGGCGGAAGGCTCATTAAACGAGTTTGCCCCCGGTGGCAATGATGGTGACGATAGAGATTACGAATATGAAGTATATCAATGTAATCCAAAAGATCAATTCGATTGGGTTGGTGGCCCTATCTATAAAACAGATGACATGGCGAAAGCACACGGTGTTGCGTATAACCTAAATAAGAAACACCCAAACAAAGCATTTATGATTTGGCAAGAACGTAGCCAAGGTAGTCGAGGCGGTTATGGTATAAAAGATGACGAGCAAGGTGTGGCGGAAGACTCAAATGAAGTTGATTATCCAGTCGAGCTTAGCGCCGAGATTATAAATTGGATCAAGAAAACATACCCAACTGCTACTGTAGCACAACTACGTGATAAGAGTTGGATAGCAGATAAAGTAAAAGAGTATCACCGAGAGCCAAAGGTACTATCAGGTGTACGTCAGGCGGCTCAAGATGCTGGTCGTTTAGAAGAGAGTATGCTTGAAGAAACATACGATGGTGATGAATTCTACGAAGCATACGGCGACTTATGGTATGACGAAGAACAGTTAAACGAAGCCGAGTATCAAGGCCGTAAAGTTCAATTAGGCAAGCCCGTTCGTAGCTCTAACGGTCCTAAAAAGTTTCATGTGTTTGTGAAAGACCCATCAACAGGCAATGTTAAGAAAGTAAACTTTGGCGACAAAAATATGCGGATAAAAAAATCAGATCCAGCTAGGAGAAAAAGTTTTCGTGCCAGACATAACTGCGCCAATCCTGGGCCTCGTACCAAAGCAAAATACTGGAGCTGTCGTAACTGGTAAAATTTATATGCTTACTCGGTAGTTCGATAAGTATTTGAATGACGTATATAATTTATAAGATAACTAACAGCATTACCGGTAAATCATACGTTGGATACACAAAGCATAGTATAGAAAAACGTTGGGAACAGCACATAAAGAGAGCATATAATGGTATCAACGTGAATACTAAATTTTACAACTCCATAAGAAAACATGGAAGAGAAGTGTGGACTATTGAGATTGTTGAAAATGTTGATTCTGCCGAAACAGCCAAGCACAGAGAAATTCACCACATAGAGGTTTTTGATACGTATTTTTCTGGCTACAATTCCACCAAAGGCGGCGATGGTAACAACGGCATTATAATGTCAGATGAGTCAAATAAAGCAAGAAGCGAAAAGTTAAAAGGAATTCCTAAAAATTATGTTCGTATGCTGGGAAAGAAGCATAGAGAAGATTCAAAGTCATTAATATCAGCATCTCATACGGGCATGAAAAAACCATGGGTCAAGTGGTCAGAAGAGCAGATAATCAAGAGAGCTATGACAAGAAGGTCATTATCTAAAGAACAGTACGATCAAATCATAGAAATGAAGTCACTAGGTAAGACTCTCAAAAATATCTCCATCGAAACAGGAATAGATTATGATATAGTTAAAAAATGGTCTAACAGAAGATGGGATCTTTAAACTCAAAGAATAAATAAATATACCCAATAAACTTGACGCACCTCTTCGGAGGTGTTATACTTTACAACTATGGACTATTATAAGACACTAGGGGTAGAGCGTTCAGCAAGCCCCGACGAAATCAAAAAAGCCTATCGCAAGATGGCAGCTAAGCACCACCCTGATCGTGGCGGCAATAAAGAGGACTTTCAAAAGGTTGAAGAGGCATATCGCAATCTAAGCGACCCTAACCTCAAGCAACAGCACGACAATCCTAACCCATTCGGTGATAGTAATCCATTTGGCGGAGGTGGTTTTCACTTCAACTTTGGTGGTGGCAATCCATTCGATGACATATTTCAACACTTTCATCGACAGCATCAGCAACAACAGCGTATCTACACAGTTGCGGTAGCAGTTACGCTTGAGCAAGTAGCACGTGGTTCTACTGAGACTATTCAAGTTGGAACACCACACGGCGTCAAAACATTCCAAATCAAAGTACCACAATCAGTCGAACATGGTCAGCGTATTCGCTATGATGGCTTAATGACTGATGGTGTTCTACAGGTTGAGTTCCGAATCCTACCACATCAAACATACGAGCGCCGCGGCTTAGACTTGTATTCCAAAATAGAAGTATCAATATATGACTTACTACTTGGCACATCCGTCAGATTCAAAACCATTTGGGGCACTGAAATGGATGTTAATATCCCACCTAAACTCAAGCCAGGTTCAACAATGCGTATGGCTGGTCATGGTCTGGTTCATTCCACTATGAAGGGCAACCAATTTCTATTGATTGAAGCCACAATGCCTGATACAATCAGTTCAGAGCTAACTTCCCTGTTAGAACAAGAACGCAACAAAGGAAAACAATGACCAATAACCCAGAGATTCAACAAATCATTGAGCATGCCGCACAGATTGCTCAGGAACATAAACATGGCTATGTTACCTTAGAGCACGTGCTATTGAGCATGATTACATACGAGCCCTTCAGAAATCACCTGAACGAATTCGGTGTAGATACTGATTCTATGGTCAGTGATGTAGGTACTTATGTATTGAATCTTCAAGGCATTCATATGCTACCCGACGAGAACGGCCGCCAACCACACCCACGCAAGACCGCAGCCTTAGAGCGTATGTTCAATCGTGCTGTTGCTCAAGCAATCTTCTCTGGCCGTCGTCAGATGGACATTACTGACCTTTACTTGAGCATCCTACTTGAAACTAACTCACACGCTTCATACTTCTTAATCAAGTATGGTGTTACTCGTGCTGAGTTTATGACCTACTGGAAGAAAGCACAGAAAGTTCACAACGCAGTCACTAAGATGGACACAGCAACCGCAAATGAAATCTTAGAAGAGCATACTACTGACTTGACTAAGCGGGCTCGTAGTGGCAAACTTGAGCCTATGATCGGCCGTGATCGTGAAGTTGAAGACTTAGTAACAGTGCTTGCTAAGAAGTTCAAAGCAAACGTACTGATGGTAGGTGATGCTGGTGTAGGCAAGACTGCTATTGCTGAGGGATTAGCACAGCGCATTGCTGACGACATGGTACCTGAATTCTTGAAAGGTCATGAAGTCTATTCACTAGAGATCGGCTCGTTACTTGCCGGCTCTAAGTATCGCGGTGATTTCGAAGAAAAAGTCAAGCATGTGTTCGAAGCACTAGCCGCAAAAGAAAAGACAGTGTTGTTTATTGATGAGGCGCATACAATGCGCGGCGCAGGTAGCGGCTCTAACTCATCCATGGACTTTGCTAACATGATCAAGCCGCTTATTACTAAGGGCAACGTCAAGATTATCGCAAGCACAACCTGGGAAGAGTACTACGAATCGTTTGAGAAAGACCGCGCACTCATGCGCCGCTTCTACAAACTAGACATTGACGAACCTAATCCCGAGACTACTGAAAAGATTCTTACTGGTATCTCTCAGCGCCTCAATGAGTTTCATAATGTTGTTATCGATGAGACTGCTATCAAGACCGCAGTTGAAATGAGTGGTCGATACATTCATGACCGCAAGAACCCTGACAAGTCAATCGACTTACTTGACGCCGCTTGTGCGGTTCAACGTGTAGCTAATGCTACTGGTGCTGTTATCTCCGCAGAGAACATCAAGCAACAAGTTACTAAGTTGTGCGGTGTGCCTGTTGATAAGATGGACACAGACAAGACCGACCGCTTAGTTGAACTTGAGGCTAACGTCAAGTCTAAGTTGTATGGTCAAGATACAACAGTCAATGAAGTGCTTGATCGCATCTATGTATCATACGCAGGCATTGCTAACGAGAAGAAGCCTATGGCATCATTCCTCTTCCTAGGCCCAACCGGCACTGGTAAGACTGAACTTGCCCGCTTACTATCACAACACTTAGACATGCCTCTACACAAGTATGATATGTCCGAGTATCAAGAGAAGCATAGTGTCGCATCACTTATCGGTGCGCCTCCAGGCTATGTAGGCTTTGATGAGGGCAATCTAGGCGGCGGCAAGATTATCAATGACTTGAGTAAGAACCCCTACTCTATCTTGTTGTTTGACGAAGTAGAGAAGGCTCACCCCGACGTTTACAACTTGTTCTTACAACTACTAGACGAAGGCAAGTTGACAGGCACTAACGGCAAAGTAGTCAATGCTAAGAACACAATCATTATCATGACTTCTAACTTAGGTGCGGCAGACAGTGAGCGCAACAACATCGGTTTCGGCAAGCAAAGCAAAGACGGCGAAGATGATAAGGCTCTCAAAGAGTTCTTCAAGCCTGAACTACGCAACCGTATCGATCAGATTGTCAAGTTCAAGAAGTTAGATGACCTATCAATCAAGAAGGTTGTTGCTAAGTTCGTCAATGAACTAAAGACATCCTTGTTCAACAATCATGCTATCACACTCAACTTAGGTGAAGATGTTATCGAACACTTAGCTAAGAACGGCTACGATGAAAAGATGGGTGCCCGTCCACTTGCTCGTAAGATTGACGAGTTGATTCGTGTGCCGCTGTCTAAGAAGATTCTGTTCGAACGCCTCAAGACAGCAACACTAGAAGCTCGTATGACTGATGACCGAGTAGAATTTGTTGTTCTGACACAAGAGCCAGTGAATGTCTAAGAGCGGCTACAAAGTAATAAAGCGAAGCGACTTATTCTATGGTCGCTTTGCTTACCGAGTAACATTTCGCCTGACTATGGCGGGCAGAACAGCCTACTGCTACTCATCAGACCAACTAAAGCATCACATGACTGAGGTGCGACAATGGTATCGAAGTACGGTAGACGCTAAACAATTACAGACCGAGATTGACTCAATCGACTGGGACCAGATGAACGCTTTCTTCAAGTTCAAGCGAACATATGCGCCCAGAGCATCAAAGAAAAAAGACAACAAGGTAATGATAACAGTAGGCAGGCATCAAGGTGCGGCCTACATCACAGACTTGAAACTGGTACGCAAGTTCGAGGACTTAGGAATACAAATCACAGAAGTAGTTGAGTGTGACGCATCCTTGCCTCGTGAAATCAGATTCTTCAAGAAGCAACCAAAGCACAAGTACAGAATCTACTTCAAGAACAAAAAGACCGCCGATCCATTCAAAGCAAATATGCTTGACTTCTTAGACACATACAAGGGCATTGTATTTCCTAGCTACGCATTTGTAGAATGGCTCAAGAACACCAACAAGCCTCGCTGGTGGCATACTGAATACCTACAAGCAAGTCATTTCATTGAATATGACGATGAAGGTCATCAAACAATTCTGCTACTAATGTTCGACCAGAAATACTTCGGCAAGTGCTTTGAGTGTCGTCAAGAAACTACAGATACAGTCCAGCCATGATAAATACTCCATCAAGGAGCATTTCATGGCAAAAATCGTAGAGGACGTAATCGTCATCAAAATCAGTCAGTTAGTCAAAGACGAAGCGGCTGACCAAACTTCGGCAGTTACGCCAGAAGTAGAAGCGGCACTAGAGCAAGTAGCACAAGAGTTAGTTGGCGCTGGCGCTGTTGTTGAAGTAATGAAGGCGTAATCATGGCACAAGCAACCGTAATCACAATGGTACCAACACGTGCTGGCCCAGCAACTGGTTCGGTTAGCTTTGTCAGCGATAGACAACCAGCCGCATCATACTATGTAGCAGGCAAAGACCTACAAACAGTCGCTTGGGATTTACAAAACACATTCTCAGCAGATATCAGTATTCAAGCAAGTCTAGCAACAACGCCAGGCGTTTATGACTGGTTCACAGTTGATATGATTCCTACATCGCCTAGTACTACTATCCCTCGTCAAAGCGGATACACCAATCTAAACGGCAAGTATGTATGGATCAGAGTCAATATTACTAACTGGACAGCAGGTAATATCAACTCAATCACCTTATCTTACTAAGCTAAGAATGGAATACAAAAAGCGCCTTAGGGCGCTTTTTTCATTGACAAATGATACTCTTGTGCTATACTTGAGGTAGATGAAAAATATTTCGAGGCTCTGTCTAGCTTCTAAATATCTACATCATTCAACAGAGGATCATATGACCAAAAAAGACAAAGAAAAGTTAGTACCAGTTGACGCAGTTCAAGAACTAGCGGACAAGGCAGCACAAGCAGCCTCTATCGGCGGTACAGACAAAGCGGCCGAAACTGGCCAGATTGAACAGGCTAAGGAAGGTGAAGCTCCTAACCCTAATCAAGTTCAAGTTAACGTAGACTATCTACGCACAACTAAGGCTCACCTAGCAATGCCTTGCTACGGTGGTATGTTGACCGAATCAACATTCATGTCATACATCAAGTTCGCTAATACAGCCCGACAGCTAGGCGTTGATTGGACACTAGAGACTATGGTTAATGAATCCCTAATCTCACGTGCTCGTAACACACTCACAGCTAAGTTCTTACATCAGAAAGAGTCTACTCACTTGATGTTCATTGACGCTGACATTGGTTGGGAACCATGGCACCTCCTAGTGCTACTCAATCATCAAAAGGACATGATCGGTGGTCTATACCCAATGAAAACTATGCCGCTAAAGTGGGTTGTTAACGGCTTCGAAGGTGCTGAGCAAGGCGAGAATGGCTTACAAGAAGTATCTAAAGCAGGTACAGGTTTCTTGTTGACCACTCGTAAAGCCCTAGAGTTAATGTCTGGTCACCCAGCCGTTAAGCCATACAAGAACGATATCGGCTTAGATCCAGTTTATGACCAATATCTACGTACATATTGGGACACAGCGATTCGTCAGAACCGTTACTACTCCGAAGACTGGACAGCTTGTGAAAACTTCCGTGACTTAGGCGGTCGTATCTGGGTTGACCGTCGTGTTCTATTACGTCACGCTGGTCACTTCAACTTCTGTCAAGAAGCTCATGACCATCTAATGAACTCATTCGGCCCAATCTATGTTGACGCTATGGTTCAACAAGGTAAGATGAAGGTTGAGATGGTAGGCGCTGACGGCAAGCCAGCGGCATAATCAACTATAGTTGACTATCGAGGGAGCCTAATGCTCCCTTTACTTTTTGGGCTAAATACTAGATTATGCCTAAGAATCAACGAGCCCAACTAGTAGACACTATTCAAGACCCTGCGCTAGCCCGCAGATTCAACCCAGGCTATGTTGAACCTCAAGAGAGGGTAGTACAGACAGACAGAAAGTTCAATCTAGCAAAAGACAAGACTGACAATCGTGACTACTTGTTCACTGCCGTCGCACCTACCTCACTATCATCAGTTGATATGCGACAATACTGTACAACGATGGAAGATCAAGGTCGCCTAGGCAGTTGTACTGGTCATGCTGTTACTAGTGCTATGGAAATCTTACTCAACAAGGCAAATAAACGCATTGAATTGAGTCGCCTGTTCGTTTACTATCAAGCCCGACTACTAGAGGGCACCGCCTCATATGACGCAGGCGCTTATTTACGTGACGCGGTCAAGGCAGCTAACAAATGGGGCGCAAGTGACGAGCGAGTATGGTCATACAACATACGCTTATTCAACAGACCACCTGCTAAAGCGGCCTATGATGACGCACTCAAGCGCAGAATCACAGAGTATCGTCGTTGCCCTACATTCGTAGAAGTCAGAGCAAGTCTAGCACAAGGCTACCCAGTAGTCGGCGGTATCATCGTATACTCTAGCTTCTTATCGGCTATCACGACAAAGACAGGTATGGTACCTCACCCTAACAAAAAGAAAGAAGCAATCCTAGGCGGTCATGCCTTATGCTTCGTAGGTTACGATGACGCACGTGAGGTGTTCATAGTCAAGAACAGTTGGGGCGCCTCATGGGGCGACAGAGGCTACGGCTACATCCCCTACTCAATCGTCAAAGACACAACGCTTGCTATGGACTTTTGGGCCATCGTGGGCACAACATAAATATACTGCTATGAACATCAACGATATCGAAAACTTCAGCTTAGACTACGCGGTCAAGTTTCATGACGAACTCAATCCGGTCTTATTCGACGGCGACCGCCTCGATCCTGAAGTCAAAGAGGGCCTTATTGAAATCGCACATGACTTTATTTCATTCATGGGTATTGATAGCCTAGCAGTGTATGATATCGTTATCTGTGGCAGTAATGCTGCCTATTCATACACACCTCACAGCGACTTAGACCTACACATCTTAGTCAATATGAACGCCATCGACAATGATGAAGTGTATCTTGAGTTGTTCAACAGCAAGAAGAACTTATACAACATGAAGCACGACATTACTGCTCATGGTATCGACGTTGAACTATACATTCAGGACGCAGAAGATCCTATCAAAACTCTAGGCGAGTACAGCGTTCTTAGAGACAAGTGGATTAAGTTCCCAGGCAAGAAATCAGCCACAATCAATCACCGTGATGTTGCCTTAAAGTACAAAAAACTAGTAGAAGTCAGTCTATTAGCTATCAAAACAAACGACTTAGAACTGCTAGACTCGTTACTTGAAACTATTAGAAAGTATCGCAAGTCCGGCCTAGATAAGAACGGCGAGTTTTCAACCGAGAACCTAGCATACAAAGCTCTACGCAATCACGGCATCGTAGATAAACTATACAAGCACCGCGACTGGCTAAAAAGCAAGGAGTTGAGCATTGACGAACAGATCAATGAGTGCTCAGGCTACATTCCTACTGAGGCCGAACGCTATGATCCACGTTTTCGTATGGCTCTATCGGTTGATGTAGGCCCACAAACGCTCAAAAAGTCAGCACAACAGCTAGGCTCAACTATTGCCAGAGACGGCAGACCGCCCCTGCTTCGTAGTAGCGGTAAATGATAAATACTAGTATCTACACAGGATACTAGAATGTCAGACATTAAAAACACCCTCGATTTACTCAAAAAACTAGAAGAAAGCACTGTTGCCGGCGGCGTAGCACCAGTCTCAGCACCATTAGGCATCACCGAAAAGCGTGTCCAAGAGTCTGGTCCAGAAACAGCACCAGCAGTCAAGAAGGGCTTAGAGTGGGGCAACTGGAGTCCTAAGTTAACAGCGGTAAAGAAGAAATAAGGAAAACAAATGCCAGCGCAAAATAATCCAATTCAAAAACTAGGTGGCGGTTCACTAGATCCAGCAGAGTTAGCCATTTTACAGCAAAATGGTGATGTAACTATCTTAGAAACAGATAAGAATATCTATGTTACTGCTATTCGTGAAGAAGTATTGAACCAGAAGGTGGTCAAGAAATACGTAGACGAGTTCAACACAGTTACAACTTATGTAAACTCACCAGGTGGCTCAACTAACGGTCAGATTCAGTACTACAAAGACGGCGCCTTCGAAGCGGTAACTCAGTTGATGTTTGATGAGTCTCGCAGTGACCTAACAGTATTCGGCAATATTCGCGGTAACAACTTTGTAACAAGCTATGAGGTATCTGCTAACACCATCAGTGCCATCGATGTCAATGCTACCGGCAACGTAACAGTCAATCAGAATCTATTAGTACAGAGTTCAGGCGGCACACCTACAATGTACTTCCGTGTGACTTCAAGTAACACAGATGCTTACGGCAACCTAAACGCATTCGGCAACGTAACAGTAGGCAACTCATTTGTCAATCGTACTCTAACAGTCAACGGCAACTTAACAACCACAAACGCTAACTTAGGCAACTTAGTATCAGCTAATTATATTCAAGGTGTCTTAGTAACTTCTGCTCAGCCTAACTTAACAAGTGCGGCAACAACACTAACAGTAGGTAACGTTCGCATCGAGGGCAATCGAGCCGCTACTGCTACTTCTCCTCAGTACATTACTACACTAGTAAACAACACACCACTAGCACTAAGTGTTCCAACTGCATCAGGTAATCGTGAGTTTACTTTGTACGCTACAGGTAATATCGTATTACCTGATAATTCTACTGGTAATTCTGCTCTAAAATCAACTGCTGCCAACGGACTATTATTTGTAGCAAACGTTGATACTGGCGGTTCGACCGCTGGTGAACAAACAATGCAGCTAACTGCGCTAGGTAACTTACGAGTACCTAACACAGTAGTAGCGCCTACATTTGAAGGTGTGTTCAACACTAACAGCAACGCACAGCCTAACATTACATCACTAGGCACACTAACAGGTCTAACGATCGGTAACGCTACTGCTAACTCTATCTTCGGCAATGGTACTATCTTATCAGGCAACGTAACTGCCGGCATCATTGGTAACGCATTAAGCAATGTCAACGGTAACGTAGGCACATTCGTTACTGCTAACATCACAAGTACTGATAGCTCAACACCAGCGGCTAACATTCAAGGTATTCTACAAGTCAACGGCAACACAATTCTAGGTGGCGCAACTACAAGAACAACAGTTAACGGCACGCTACTCGTAGCAGGCAATATGGTTGTAGCTGGTACATATCACACAGAGAACGTAAGTGACCTAGTTGTCGTTGATCCTACGATCACACTAGGCGCTGCACTAGACTCTTCAAACAGAGCTACTGCTCATTCGACAGCAACAAGTGGTGATCGTGGTCTAGAACTAAGATACTATGACACAGCAGATGCTACAGCGTTTATCGGTATGAACAACACTGGCAACTTCAGAGTTGTAAAGAGTGGCTACGGCGCTACAGAAGTCTTAGCTAACTTGACTGTTAATGTTCTAAATGCTAGTAACATCACCGGCGCAACTGTAACAGGTAACATTGTAAACGGTACAAGCAGTGTGAACGTGGCTGCTAGTGGCAACGTTACCTTATTTGCAGCAGGCAATGCTACAGTTATTTCTACAGACACTGGTGCTAACATCACTGGTTATCTAACAGCAACAGGCAACGTAACAGCACCTAACTTCATGGGCCCACTAGCTAACACAACATCAAGTGTAGCTATCCCTGCGGCAGCTGGCAACGTAGTCATTACATCAGCAGGCAACGCTACTGCTACAGTCACAGGTACTGGTGCTAACATCACTGGTTATCTAACAGCAACAGGCAACATCACTGGTGCTAACTTAGTAGGCACCCTAGCTAACGGTACATCAACAATCTCAATCGTAAACAACGGCGCAGTTACAGTATCAGTTGCTGGTTCATCTAACGCTAGTTTTGATACTAACGGCCTAACTATCACTAATGATCTAGACGTAGACGGCAACATCACTACTACAATGATTGCCGCTACGTTGACTAACAGTATTGCTACCAGTGCTAGTAACGTAGTTCTAACAGCAACAACAGCAAACATCTCTGCTGGTAGTACAGCAGACGTAGTATCAGTAAGTGCCACCGGCGTAACTACAAGCAACGTAACTACAACAGGTGATGTAGCAATCAACGGCGGCGATCTAACTACAACTGCCACTACATTCAACCTAGTCAACGCAACTGCTACGACTCTAAACATCGGTGGTGCAGCAACAACAGTGGCTATCGGTGCGGCAACAGGCACAGCAACATTCGGCAACGCAGTTGTTGCTACTGCTAACGCAAGTGCGGCCAACTTCAATACTGCGGGTCAAGTAGTTGCTACAGGCAACGTAACAGGCGGGAATATTGTAACTGCTGGTGACGTAGCTGTTAACGGCGGTGATATTACAACAACTGCTACTACATTCAATCTAGCTAATACAACTGCTACAACAGTCAACGCATTCGGCTCGGCAACAGCGGTCAACATTGGTGCTGCAGGTAGTACAACTGCTCTAGGTGGCGGCATGATGATTGCTGGTGATATAGTACCAGCGGCAGGCACAACTTCAGTAGCAATCGCTGACACGGTAGCTACAACAGTTAACTTCGCAGGTGCGGCTACTACACTCAACATGGGCGCGGCTACTGGTACTACAACTATAGGCAACGCTCTAGTTGTAACAGGCAATGCTTCGGCAGCTAACTTCAGCACAGCAGGCGATCTAGCAGTCAACGGCGGTGATATCACTTCAACAAGTGCTACACTAAACGTAGGCGCTAGTGGTAACACAGTAGCAATGCTAGGCGCACTAACAGTAGCACAGAACGC